CTGCCAAGGACATCTGTATGGCGATGCTCATGGCATTCCATTCTTTCCTGGTCAACCATGTCACTATTGGGATCCTAGCAACAGTTGCGGTGGGTGCAGCATTCACAAAGATCGTCCTCCAATCTGTTCCGATTTTGAATGTTTGTGGAAACAAACTAAGCAGATGCCTCAGTGGATGCGACCAGATCGTACCAAGGTTCTGATGTATCAACGGGCATATCAGGATGTTGAAGGTGACTACTTGGAACCTGGTGAGGTAATCAACTGGATCTCTGCTGTCGAGTGCAATCAAAAGATGGACTCTGCTATGCTGTCTTGGTTGATTCAGCAAGCACGCAACAACGATTGGAACTTGCATTATCAGATCAATAAAGTTGATCACTATCTTGGATCTGAAGTCTTTCATAATTTTGTAAATGAAAGTGCTAACGGTGTGAGTCAACAACTTGTATACAATGAGAATGGTCAATTAGTAAAATGAAGGATTTCCTTTGGGTTGAAAAGTATCGTCCACAGACGATTGAGGAATGTATTCTCCCTGATGAAACTAAGGATATCTTTAGTGGATTTGTTGAGCAGGGAGAAATCCCCAATCTACTTCTCAGTGGTACTGCTGGTATTGGAAAGACTACAATTGCAAAAGCATTATGTACACACTTAGGTGCTGATTATATTCTTATCAATGGATCTGATGAAGGTAGATTTCTAGATACCATTCGTGACAAGGCAAAGTCGTTTGCGTCTACCGTCTCTTTGACCTCTAGCAGCGCCCACAAGGTCATCATTGTGGATGAGGCAGATAACACTACTCCCGATGTCCAACTGCTTCTGAGAGCGACTATTGAAGAGTTCCAGAAGAACTGTAGGTTCATCTTTACTTGCAACTTCAAGAATAAAATTATTGATCCTCTGCATAGCAGAACCACTGTCATCGATTTCAATACATCGGGCAAGGTCAAGCAGCAGATGGCAGGTAAGTTCTTAGCGCGTTGTGAACAGATTCTTCAAGCAGAAGGTGTAGATTACAGCACCAAAGTCTTGGCGGAACTGATCATGAAACATTTCCCTGACTTCCGTCGTACCTTGAATGAGTTGCAAAGATACTCATCTACTGGTAAGATTGATACAGGCATCATGGCAGTTCAGTCTGATGCTTCTTACTCTGCTCTTATGTCGAGCATGAAGAATAAGAAGTTCACTGATGTCAAGAAATGGGTAGAGCAGAATGTAGATAATTCTCCTGCCCATATCATGCGTGCAGTGTATGACAAGATGTATACTGCATTAGAGAAACCTAGTATTGCTGCAGCGGTTCTTATCATTGCTGAGTACCAATACAAGTCTGCATTTGTTGCCGATCAAGAGATCAATTTACTTGCTTGCTTCACTCAACTCATGATGGAGTGTGAATTCAAATGAACAACCTAATTTTTGGTGCGGGAATCAATGATGTAGAGAAACCCAGTAGAAAACTTTATATTCGCTGGGTGGGTATTCTTCGTCGTACTGATAGTAGGGATCCCAATTGGAAAGACTATCATCTCTATAAAGATTGCACCCTTCATCCAGATTGGTTGTACCTATCTAAGTTTATAGACTGGGTGACCTCTTGGGATAACTGGGAAATGAAATGTATAGATAAGGACATCAAATGTCCTGGTAATAGGATGTATGGTCCTGATACATGTATCATGGTTAGTAAAGAAATAAACAATTTCTTTGTTGAACCTCATAAGAGATCACCTGAGACTGATCATCTTCCTCAAGGAGTTTACTATAGTACACCTCATTCCAAAAACAAAAAAACTCCATATCGTGCTATAGTCAGATTTGATGGTACGTCAATATGGGGCGGAAAACATGCTACAGTAGAATCTGCATTGCAAGCATCCAGGAAAATAAAGTTTGATTCTCTGCAGATTCTTATTGAGCGTGAACAGTGCCCTACAGTAAAACAAATTCTTCAAGAGATCTATGAAACTAAAGACACCCCTTCGTTATCCAGGTGGTAAATCACGAGCGACAAAAAAACTTGCACACTTTCTTCCTAACATGGATGAGATTCGTGAGTTTCGCGAACCTTTCCTAGGAGGTGGTTCTGTCGCTCTCTACATGACACAGATGTATCCACACCTATCCGTGTGGGTAAATGATCTGTACGTGCCCCTGGTGGACTTCTGGCAGCAGTTACAGTCTGAGGGTCAGCAGATGCGTGATCAACTCATACAACTCAAGCATCGTCATCCAGATCCTATCTCAGCAAAGGTTTTGTTTCTAGAGGCAAAGGAGTATCTAAGTAAGGATGTACGAAATACTACCGCCTTGCAACGTGCAATTAGTTTTTACATTGTAAACAAATGCTCGTTCTCTGGTTTGACAGAAGCATCTTCTTTTTCTAAGGCAGCATCAGAGTCTAACTTTTCGGTGCGTGGTATTGACAATCTTCCTTACTATCAGCAGGCGATTCGTAATTGGAAGATTACTAACTATTCATACCAGCAGATGATTGCTAAAGGATCTGACCTATTCATTTATCTAGATCCTCCTTACGACATCAAAGATAATCTGTATGGTCGCAAGGGAAATATGCACGCAAGGTTCAATCATGATACCTTTGCTGCCGACTGTAACCAGTATAAGGATACAGTCAAGATGATGGTCTCATACAATACAACCAATCTAATCAAGGAACGGTTTGTTGAATGGAGTCCATACGAATACGATCACACATACACCATGCGGTCTGTGGGTGATTACATGTCCGACCAAAAAGAACGAAAGGAACTGGTACTAATCAATTATGGCATTCGATCAGAACTACCCCTTGAAGGACTATCTGAACTCAATCAATCTGAGCAAGAAGAATCTTCTACACAGTGATGATCCTGCATGGGAAAAGAAGTACCCTGCTTTCATTATAAACAAGTGCATGTCTCATCACATGGATACTATCATGTATGCAAATGAGATGAATCAGTACCCAGAATTAGACAACCTCTTGCAGTATGATTTTTTTATAAATACTGTGAGACCCCGTAAGAGATTTTCTCCGTGGGGCAAGAAGGAGAAAGCACAAGATCTTGATATTGTAAAACAGTATTATGGTTATAGTGATGAAAAGGCTATTGATGCCCTTCGTATTTTGACTTCGGATCAACTAGATTTTATTAGATCTAAATTAGATACAGGTGGTTAGCATGGGCGATACGGAAGTTATCTGGAATAAAAGTGACATGATTGAAGTGACTCTGGGTGAACCAGATGACTTCCTAAAGGTTCGTGAAACGCTTACAAGAATTGGAGTTGCTTCTCGCAAGGAACGTAAACTCTATCAATCTTGTCATATCCTTCATAAAAAAGGACAGTATTATATTGTCCACTTCAAAGAATTATTTGCTCTAGACGGAAAGAAGGCGAGTATCACAGAGAATGATATTCAACGTAGAAATAGGATCATTCAACTTCTTTCTGATTGGGGACTTGTGAAAATTGTAGCACCAGATTCGGTTCTCAATCTCGCACCTCTGAGTCAAATCAAGGTAATTTCCTATAAGGATAAAGGAGATTGGCAACTTGAGTCGAAATATAACATCGGCAAAAAGAGGCAATCTGACAATGACGGTAACACCACAACAACCCCCCAAGCAACCTAAGAAGTCTGGTCCTAAGTTTGATTGGGCAGACGAAGGTTTGTCTGCACTAGTAAGAGTCGCTATCCTCTCATGGTCAGCAGCAATTCTTACTCTAAACTATGTAACTGTACCTGGAATACCACAGAAAAATATTGATCCAACTTTTATTGCATCTGTCTTTACTGGAACCTTAGCTACTTTTGGAGTTCAGGCAGCAAAGAAAAAAGATGACAGAGAAGAACCTGAAGTGAAGAAAGAATCTAAAAAAGATGGAGATAAATGATATTGTTATTACTGGAATCGATATTCAGGATGTAAGAATTCCTGAATCTAGAGTTCTTACCCCTAATGCATTACCCCTAGCTCCACCTGTCACGTTGGATCTAGGGTTTCCTATTGTAAACGTACCTGGATGTGTAGAATCTCATAGTCAAAATAGCACCAAGAATAACAATCTAATAGAGAATGACCCCAAAGGAACGATTACTTATTGCGATGCAGGTGTACCGTCATATGATCCTTTACAATTCGAGCCCGATCAAATCGTGCCGACATATCCATCTGGAGTTGATACGAGAAACCGAAAAGAACCCGATCCCCCAGAACCTCCTGTAGCAGCACCCCCGCCAACCCGTACAGAAGCAGTAACAGTAAACTGCCCTGCAAGAGATCAAGAACTAAAAAACCCTGTAGGAAAGATCCTAGAGGGCGATAAGAAAATTACTGGATATGAATTGGTAGGTAAGGAATGTATAATGGTTACAGAAGATCTAGGTATTACAGATCAAATTGTATCTAACATTCCCAATGCTGGGATGGTAACAACTACTGCGAGTATTGCTGTAGTTGCGACGAGTTCTGCACTGCTCGCAAAACCCGCTGTCGATCTTCTTTTGAAAGTGGTGAAGCCGACCGTAAAGAAGATCCTGAAGAAGGTATCTCAGATTCGGGGGAAGGTATCGAAGATTGAGTCTGTGAAGGATCGCCGTCGCGACCAGCGCCATAGGAATCGGGCGATACGGATACTTCGGGGGAAGGAATAGTATGATAGTGAGGAGAAATCTGATTCTTATTCATCACTACAACGTCGGCACACACTGAATAGTAAGGACTCTTAGGATGGAACATGATTCCTTCCTTCATTAGACTGCCGCAATTCTTGAGACGAGCAATCTCAAAGTCCAATCTTTTATTGGCAGTCAACTGACTATTCAATTCAATCTGTGTTGATGCTGCCTTCTTACACAGATCTTGTAAGTTTTTATCTATAGGTGTACTCCATGTCATAGAGAACCCTAAACCTAAACTGAAATTATCTTTCTGTCCAGTTCTAGTTTTTTTGGTGAACAAGATGTCACCAGGATTATCAATACGTCCATCATCATTATAATCTCCTACATCATATACTGGGTCGTTATAAAAGTCTTCGTATGGTCTAGCAGCAGAAGCAGTTCCTGTTACATACGGTGTGAAATTGCGAGTGGGACCTTGACATGATACACCTCCTCCGTATGTGTTTGTAATATATGGTCCCTGAAGGACTTGAATAGCTTGGTTTGTAACGGAGCCTGAACTGTTAGCGACAGGAGAAGCAGTAGCAGACACACCACCAATAGTTTCAGCATAAGAAGGATTAGCAAATAATAATGTTACTGCGAGAAAATACTTGTGGTATCTGTGACGCTTGTAACCTCCGTCGTTCTTTGTATAATTGTTTGGTTGCTCAAACCAGGGCCAGAGTAAGTTTCTGTGAACTGAAACGCTCCTCCTGGTATCGTCTGTGTGAAGTTTGGTCTGGTTGTTACTCCCTTCCATGATGATGTCACTCCGTCAATAGTTACATTGCTAGAACCTGTTCCAGGGCTCAGCGTACCATTACTAGTTATACCACTACCTGTAGCAGAATATTGGTAACCAGTATTATAATCCATGCTATTTATTGTCTCAGATATTGTCTGAGTGGTCTCCGTCCTGGAGGTCATGCTTCCCTGTGTGAAATTTGGGACCACGGGGACCGCCAGGGCAGTTGCAGGTATGACACTTGCAACCACCACACTTAGGACAGACCAACGAATCATAGTCTTCATTGTTACTATCCTCAGTCAATTACAGTGATCTCACTCACAAATTGTCCCGTTGCTGTCGTTCCAGCACCACCAGCCGTCACAGTTAGAGCACCGTTGGTTCCTACAGTACCAGCTAGAGAACCAGCAACACCAGCAGTGTAAGAAGTTAGATTACTGAAGTTAGGAACATCTCCTACAGTAGGAGCAGCAGTTGGGATTGCATCACCTTGAGTAAACGAGGTGCTATAAGAGAAGGTCTCTCCGTTTGTTGCTGAAAGTTGACTTGCTGAAATCGTACCAGGAGAATAGATTCCACTGGTGATTGCTCCAGTTGAAATCACACCAGCGGTTGTACCATCGGAGGTGGCAACATTTGAACCACCAATACTAAATGACGAACCAATTCTGGTTGCTTGAGATCTGGCAGAATCAACTGTGAGTTGAACACTAGAAGCGTGTTTAGTAACAAGTCCGCCAGCATTTGCTGTAGTTGCGGTCATCAGTAGCATTACAAAGGGAAGAAATCTATGCATTATATTTTCCCCAATTTGATTTGGATTCATAGCTAGAAGTATTTATAATTTACAGTCTTGAAAATAGGGTACAATCCGAACATATTACAAACTGATTATGCATCTAAATAATTTCGGTTGCCTTCGGGGACCATACAATTCAAACTCGCTTTATAAGGAGTAGATACATGACTGGACTGAGAAAGTTCACGGCAAAAGATATGAATGCCGTGGTAGATGCTGTTGAAAGATATAGTGTTGGACTAGATGACATTGTTTATAGACTACATTCATATGGAATGGGTGGTGTCAATGAGGCGTATCCACCATATAATCTGGTGAAGGAATCAAACATCAAGTGGCGTATTGAGATGGCACTTGCTGGATGGTCACCTGAAGAGGTTGAAGTCTCTACTGAGACTAACGTTCTCCTAATCAGATCCAAGGCAGCGAAGTCCAAAGGGGAAGAAGAGTACATGCACCGTGGCGTGTCTACTCGGACATTCGCTAGAGGGTTCAATTTGTCAGATGATGTGGAAGTCACCAAAGTGACTTTCCAAAACGGGATGCTTATGATAAACTTACAGAGGATTATTCCCGACCACCAGCAATTGAAAATCTATGAAATCGCGGATACTTCAATTCCTAACAAATCCAGGAACGCTAACCTCCCTCACACTACTGGGGATGATAGCACTGATAGGGGCATTACATAACCATGCCCACTTCGCAATGAATCAAGATGCAGATGCTTATGTGAGACAGTGGTGCAGATCATCAGCAGAAAACAAAAAAATCTGTATCAGTTATGGTGGAAACATGGACTACTAACCAACCTATATAAAACACAACCGAAGAGACCTTACGAGGTCTCTTTTTGTTTGAGGAACACTATGAATGTATTTGTAAATTGCTGTCCTAGCAACTACAATGGCGATTCGGAACTAGTAACAGTTCAAGTACCTAAGAAGTATACAGATGAGGTTCTAGCATATGCTCGTACACTGTCTGATGCTTATGGTATCGAAGACACCAGAGTAGTAAAGGATATCGTAAAAGAATCTATTATGCAAATTGAGCAAAGGTATTATGACCGTCAAAATCGCAAGACTAAGAAGTCGTGAAGATGTCATTGCTGACTTCAAGGAAGTATTTGGTCCTGAAGATGAGCAAGGCAACAAAAGACCTATAGCATATGCTATGCGTCTACCATATGAGATTCGTGTTCTTGAAATTGACATGAATCAAGATCATAAAGGAAGCATTAGGAAGGTCAGTGAACCTGAATTGTTCTTTGCTCCTTGGGCACCTCTTTCAAAAGAGAAAGATATCTTTCTCCGAATGGAAGAAGTGATTAGTTTATATGATCCCCATGATGCAGTCATGGAAAAATACACAGAAATTACAAAGGTACATCAAGATGGACAACGTGAAAATCCTGCTCCTGAAGAACGGGGGACTGACTGATTATTTGATTGGTAGAGTTACAGAACTAGATGAAGAACCATCTGTGTTTGTTGAAAAGTGTTACAAGATTCAAAGTGAGGATATGGAACAATACCCACTCTATGCGAAGCAGCGTGACTTGTTCTTGACATCTGACTCGATCTTTACTATAGTGGAACCGAACAAGGCGGTCCTAGAGATGTACCTTGACAAGGAGAAAAACGAACCAACTACCGAATGAGTTTTTACACCAACGTCGAACTGATTGGCGACAAGATTCTATACCGTGGGTATGAGAATGGTCAGTACATACAGTCACGTACACACTTTTCTCCCACGTTGTTCATTACATCGAACAAGCAAGAGAAGTACAAGACACTTACTGGCAAGAATGTCAAACCAATTCAGTTTGAAAGTCCTCGTGAAGCACGAGAGTTTATAGGCAAGTACGAGGGCGTACATGGTGTAGAAGTTCACGGATACGAGAGATTCTTGTATCAGTTTATCTCTAAGGAATTTCCTGGAGAGGTTGACTACGACATGTCATTGATGAATATCATCACTATTGACATTGAGGTTGCTTGCGAGAACGGTTTCCCTGATGTAGAAAGTTCTGCAGAGGATGTTCTCTTGATTACGATCAAGAATATGAACACAAAGAAACTTATTACTTGGAGCACAAGAGAGGCAGATGCTCCTGAGGGAGTTGAGTTCAGAGTCTTTTGGACAGAGCAAGAACTCTTGAGTGATTTTGTTGGTTGGTGGGTAGAGAATACTCCTGACATCGTAACTGGTTGGAACTGCAACCTGTATGATATTCCATACCTGTGTCGCCGTATTGATCGTGTGCTTGGATCTAAATGGAAGGCATCGCTATCTCCTTGGAACAAAGTCAATGAGCGTGAGGTCACGTTCATGGGTCGTGTGAACATTGCCTATGAAATCGTGGGTGTTTCTGTACTGGATTATCTGGATCTCTATAAGAAGTTCACGTATACCAACCAAGAATCATACCGCTTAGATCACATTGCAGATGTTGAACTAGGTCAACGCAAACTTGATCACAGTGAGTATGACACGTTCAAAGATTTCTATACCGAAGGGTGGCAGAAGTTTGTAGAGTATAACGTCATTGACGTTGAACTAGTAGATCGTCTTGAGGACAAGATGAAGTTGCTAGAACTTGCTGTCACTATGGCATATGATGCTAAGGTAAATTTTGAGGATGTCTATTCTCAGGTCAAAATGTGGGACACACTGATCTACAATTATCTTGGCAAGAGTAACATTGTTGTGCCCCCAAAACAGACATCGCGTAAAGATGATAAGTACGCTGGTGCATATGTAAAAGAACCGAAGCCAGGGTTGTACGAGTGGGTTGTGTCATTTGACTTGAACTCACTGTATCCACACCTTATCATGCAATACAATATATCTCCCGAAACTCTGTTGGAACGTAAGCATCCTAGAGCAACGGTTGATCGTCTACTGGATCAAGAGATTGATTTTTCAGACCTAGATGGACAAACTGTATGTGCCAACGGTGCTATGTACGACACCACTGTGCAAGGTTTTCTACCAAAAATGATGGAGAAGATCTATGAAGAACGAAAGATTTACAAAAAACGAATGCTGGTCTCTAAGCAAGATCTTGAAAATTCCAAGACACCTGCAGAGACCACATCACTTCAAAAGGATGTGTCCAGATTCAACAACATCCAAATGGCAAGAAAGATCCAACTCAACAGTGCCTATGGTGCCATCGGAAACCAATACTTCAGATATTACAATCTTGCAAATGCTGAAGCGATTACGCTCTCGGGTCAAGTCTCGATTCGATGGATCGAAAACAAAATAAATGTCTACCTAAATAAATTGCTGAACACTGAGGGCAAAGATTATGTTATCGCTTCCGATACTGACAGCATTTATATCTGTCTTGATCTACTTGTCAGTTCAGTATTTGCTGGTAAGGATGTTTCTAAGGAGAAGATCGTTAGTTTTATTGACTCCGCTTGTAAGGAAAGAATAGAACCTTTCATCACAAAGGCATACGAGGAACTAGCAAACTATGTCCATGCTTATGATCAGAAGATGATCATGAAGCGAGAGACTATTGCTGACAAAGGTATTTGGACTGCAAAGAAGCGTTACATTCTAAACGCATGGGACATTGAAGGTGTTCGTTTTGCAGAACCCAAACTAAAAATCATGGGTATTGAAGCGGTCAAATCTTCTACACCTGGACCATGTAGACAGAAGATCAAAGACTCACTCAAAGTGATCATGAACGGCACAGAAGATGAAGTGCAAAACTTTATTGCAAACTTCCGTGAGGAGTTTCGTTCTCTAAAACCAGAACAAATAGCTTTCCCACGAGGTTGCAATAATCTACAAAAGTGGAATAGTAATACTACTCTGTATAGTAAGGGTTGTCCTATTCATGTGCGTGGAGCACTTTTATATAACTTCCATCTGAAGAAGAACAACCTTACAAATAAGTATCCATTGATTCAGAACGGAGACAAGATCAAATTCATCTATCTACGAACTCCAAACCCCATCATGGAGAACGTAGTTTCTTTCGTTGGTGAGATGCCAAAGGAACTCAATCTTGAAAAGAATATTGATTATGATGTACAGTTCGAGAAGAGTTTTCTAGCACCACTACAAGTCATTATGGATACTATTGGATGGAAAGTCGAAAAAATTGCAACCCTAGAATTCTTATTCGGATGAACACTCAAACTAAATTCGTAGTAACCTACCAAAAAGCTTTCGGTTTCTCTGTGCGAGAAGAGAAAGAATTTGATATACTAGAGGATGCACAATGGTTCTCCCGTGCCATGAAACGGGCAAAATTTATCACAAACATTTTGGAGGTCAAGTCTTGAATTTTCTACAGGATGTAGCAAAGGAGATTGGTAATGAGTATGCAGGACTTGTCAGCGATGGTGTCGCAGCAGGAGACACTGGTGGTTTCATTGACACTGGTAGTTACATTTTCAATGCTTTGGTTAGCGGTTCAATCTACGGTGGAGTCCCCTCAAACAAGATCACTGCTATCGCTGGTGAGTCTTCTACTGGCAAGACTTTCTTTTGCCTTGGGATTGTTCAGCATTTCCTTGACAGTAATCCCGATGCTGGAGTAATTTACTTTGAGTCTGAGTCTGCTATTTCTAAGCAGATGATTGAAGATCGTGGTATTGCATCTGATCGTATGATGATTGTACCTGTTGCAACCATCGAACAATTCCGAACTCAGTCTTGTCGTATCCTTGACAAGTATATGGAGCAGGATGAAGCAGACCGCAAACCTTTGATGTTTGTTCTGGACTCTCTGGGTATGCTATCCACAGAGAAGGAGATTGCTGACGTAGCAGCAGATAAGCAGGTTCGTGATATGACTAAGAGTCAGTTGATCAAGGGTGCCTTCAGGGTGCTTACACTCAAACTAGGCAAGGCAAACGTGCCTATGCTGGTCACCAACCATACCTATGATGTGATTGGGTCTTAT